ATGGCTCGTGCGGCGGTGGTGATACACGCGCCGCGTTTTCGTTCCCTCTATCATACCACATATTAGCCGCACGAGTAGAGTACAGCAAAGAAGATACAGAACACAATGAACGCCGTCGCCAGCTTATGCTCGAATATCCAGAGCATCATAGGCCAGAGAATGTAGAAAGGGCTACGCATTATAGCGCCTCCAACCGTGTCAGGTAGACATTAGCGTCCACAAATGCAAGCCCGGAATATTTCGAGTTTACGATTAGTTGAGAGGACATATCCGCCGGGTCTCCTAATCTAAGCACCGCATTGTAATTCGCAAACGTACTACTGTTGAGAGCTGTCTTAATTGTAACAAAACCCTCCCAGTTTGCCTTAGCATATTCCCACTGCTTAAACGTCAGCCAACCGAATATCCAGTTGATGCTATCAAAACCACGATAGGCATGTGTCCCATTGGAACGTGTAACCAGTTCCCCGCGCCGTCCGTAGGCAATGCCAGCCGGTTCAATAAACGCCACGCTGTCAGTGTCGGTGTAGCTGGTCACAAGCGCAAGTGTTCCTGCATTATTCAACCCTGCTACAATTTGGTAGTTGGTCGTAATCCAGCATGTCATGATGGTATCAATCCCGATTGCTTCAAAGCGCTTTGCATCTGTTGGGCAGACGCGCCGCGCCCGTTGACATTAAAGTTATTGGTTACAGCCCCAGTCGATTGACCACCCCCGGCTGCGCCCATTGCACTCTGCCATAACCCGATGGATGCTTGCAAGTAGGCTTGTTCAAGTTGCAACTTGCTTTGGTAGGCCGCTTGCGCATTCGCAATTTCCGATTCCCGCGCTAGGTTCGCATCGCGTAGCTGGCGAGTATGGGCTGTGCGTGCGTCTTGCTGCTGTTGTAAGGCCGCCTTACGGGCATCCATAATAGCTACCCGTTGCTGGTCTAGTCTATCTTTTCGCGCACGGAACGCCGCCCGAAGGCGGTCGTCTTCGGCTTGCTTGAGACTAATGGCGCGTTCTTTCTGTTGGAACTCAGCAGCCTCTTGTTCGTCATCAATCTGATTTTGGGTTGTCTCTGCTAACAGGTCAAGTGAAAGGAAGTCTCGATCCCGCAATGCTTTTTGTTGCGTGCGACCCGCGTCTTTCTGAATTTTCTTGAGACTCTCATAATGCTGGCGCTGTACCGCCTGTTCATTACGATTGTAATCCAGTTGCGCGTCAACCTGATTACGTTGGAAGTCCGTTGCCAGTTTATTCAGGTCGGTGTTGAGTGTCTGCCCTAAATCGGCCACCGTCCGACTTAAATCTTTGGTGATGTCTTTTCCAGCATCGCCTAATGTATTTCCCGCCGCTACTACCGCGTCATTGTATTTACGGTTGGCACTACCGGTCGCATCGGCTAATTGCTGTGTTGCCTGTGCTAGTTCTTTCGCCTTCTGTTCGGCCTCTTGGCGTGCTTTGGTAACGTCCTGTTCGGCTTGGGTAGCACCAGTGGACGCGGTAGCCGTTTCGTCACGCGCCGCCGCTAGTTCCTCTTCTTTGGCGGTATTATCTTCAATGGTTGGGAGCGCTGCCTCTAGCTGGTCAATTTCCGCTTGGCGTGCTTGGAATAATTCAGTTCTTTCTGCGATTCGCTCGTCTTGTCGTTGTCCTTCAGCCCCTAAATTCATACGCTCTTGGGGATTAAGCGCTGCGCCTAAATCTTCATATGCTTGATTTACTTGGTCACGAGCGACGGCCAATTCAGTAAGGATTATATTGGCATCTTCTTGTTGTGCTTTAAGAGCATCAATTCGCGCTTGCGCCCCGGCTCTGTCACCATCCGCTTGGAAATCTTGAATCTCGCGTTCAATAGCAACTCGTTTCTCCGAAGCTGCTATAGTTTTATCTACTGCTTCCGCCGCCGCGTCAGCGGCATCGCTCATTGCCTTTAATACCAATGTTACTGCTGCGACCGCTGCTGCTACTGCAATCAATGGCGCGGCTATTGCGATAACCGCCGCTCCAGTTGCACCTAACGCCGGTACAAGCGTTGTAAGACCAGCAGCAAACGAACCGACCAACGGTATGCTTTCACTGATTTTAACGGCAGACTCACCCACCGCCGCCGCTAGTTTTGGTCCCGCTTCAGTCACGGCGAACATCTCAGAACTAACGTTAATGACAGCTTCCGCCGCCCGTCCTGATTCGCCACCCAATGTCCCAACTGCGCCAGACAACGTTCTGACTTGTGATTCAATATCACCAGCAAGGGAGAATTGTTTTGACGTGACATCAAAACTGGGAGCGCCAGCCGCCGCACCTTTGCCAGCTACCGGCGTTTTCGATTGCGCTGACACCCGCTTATTCGCAGCGTCCGTCAAGTCTTTCTCGGCTTGGGTCTGCTGCTTTAGTGCAGTGGTCTGGTCATCGGTAGACTTGGCAACTTTCTCCTGGCTGTCTGCGATTGTTTTGGACGTGCGAATACTACTCGCAACACTGCGTTCATCAGTATCCCAAACTGTAACATTGCGAATAATGTTGTCGTCAGGCATGATTTACGGTTTCCTCTTGGCACGAGATTGTAATTGTTCGGCAACCCGCTTCAATTCGGTAGGTAGCCAATACTGTCCACCGATAACTTCCATAATCTCCACATCGTCCCACCACCACACCGGCTGATTTGCTTGCCCGCCTGGATAGGGGAGTAGGATATGGTCACTCTGGATATAGCGTTTGTACCACGTAAAAGACTGTTCTCCGCCGCGTGGCGACCAACGCTTAAGTAAGTCTTCCAACTCTTCCAATCGCGCCTGTAATTCGCGCCGGTACTCTATGAGTTGGTCAACGCGCAATTCGGTTAAATCCTGATAGCGCCGCAGATGATACCGATTTATTCGATCTCGGATTTCTTCTCGGCGCTGTCGGCTTGGGGGTCGGTATCCACCGTCTCTTTGTTGACTTCAGATAACGCCTTGTCCCATTGCCGGTAACAATCGACATGCTCGCTAATAAATGCTATCCAGGCTTCATATCCTTTGCCGATAGCATCGGGCATATCTTCCATAGTCGGGAAGTTTAAGCCTTTACCCTTGACGGTGGATAATTGCAGGAAGCGGGCATAACTTGAGATTCGATTCCATACCAACGGTGAAATAAGACTGATGTCGGTATCCGCTTCACCCTGGATAGCATCGGCTACAATGCGGTTGAGCATGGGCTTGTCGATTAAGTCCAGGCCAGTCTCAGCCCGGACTTCGATAGTGAGATTGTTATACTTGAATGATTGTTTCATTGAAGCCTCCTAGCAACCTGCCGTAAACTGATAGGCGGTGACATCTACAGCCGCCGCCGCTGGAATTGACCCGGCCTCGTAAGTAACCGTTTTGGTAGCGATTGCAGCGGTGTAATCGGTGGTATAAGTCAACTTCACACCATCTTCCCAAATCGGTACGGCGGCGACATCTTCAGCAGATGGCGTTTCATCTAATACGAATGTCGTGTTTGTACCGTCGCCAATGTAGGTGTGCATCGTGATTGGATTGTCGGCAATAATCGGGCGCGTGGAATAACCATAGGTTTGGTCGTAATTGGTAGTGATAAGTTCACCCCAGGGCGTGGTGTCCACCTCATTCATGGTTACGGCAAAGTTGGTTAACACCGATTCGGCAGACGTGCCACTGTAGGTCGATCCTTCCTGAATAAGCTCAACATCAGGATAAATCTTTGTCCACCAACCGGGTAGATTTACCGCGCCGCTATCCTGTGATTTCATACGGCCATTGACTACCAAAACGCAATTGGCAATCGTTAGGCAACTCTGACTGCGCCACGAGATGTCATAGGCACCGTCGGTATAAATGGTGCTACTTGCAAGCGCAGCCACAATCGTATGGTCAAATACGATAAAGCCCAACGTGGCGGTCGGGAGTTCGGTTTGCCCTTGCCGGAAACCACCGATAACCCGGTTGTCACCAATGGCGTTTGTTTGCGACCCGGCGGGAATGGATTCGGCTAGTTCCGTAAAACCGGTAGCGCGTGCCATACCAGCATCCGCCCCGTTTGCGATTGTGCCGGTAATCCCGTATGGATACACCCCACTCTTTTTAGCAATCCAGGCATACTCTACTGGCCCCAACAATGCTTTGTCATCACCAACTACCGTCATGATTTCACCTCTTTAGATTTCATTACTGGCTTGCCGGATACCGGAATAAGTGTCTTAACCGCTTCATGAGTGGCTTTTGCCCAGGCGGATTGTTTCTTAGCCAACACACGATAAAAATAGCCGTCGGGTAAATGATAGGTGATGTAAGGCTTGCGCATTCGCAGGCCGCTTACTGCGCATATACGCGGTGGCGTGCCGCCTTGCTTGCCAATGACATCACTCGGTTTAACTTGCTGCTTTTGGATAGCCTTTGAAAGATCAAACATAGGTACTCCTAGCTTTGGCATAATTGACTGAATTGAACAAGTATCGACATTTCTGCCGAATGATAGAGTTTTCGCGTTTGCCCGACTGGGTATGAATAGGGCGTGTCAATGCGCACGCCTAGCCATTGCACTTGATCGACACCGGCTAGTCCAGCATCACTTAATCGCAGGTTGGGGTTGCCATTGAACAGCGTGTACAGCGCGTCAATAAGATCGTCCATATTGTCCTGAATGTCTGCCGTCCAACCCTGTCCGACTTCTTGATAGAGAATGCGAATATTCCAGGTTTGACCACGCTGCAACATCTTCTCATTTTGCGGATAGCGCACGGCCTCGGAAGTTCCGCTTACGAATACTAATGGCTCTTCCCAGTCGGCTATACTGTCAGGGGTGAACCGTTCCACCCGCTTCAAACCGAGCGCCACCTTATCCGCTTCAATGATCGCTGCTATGCGAGTACGTATTTCAGAACGCGCCATTTAATCAGTATCCTTATCGGCTTCGTTTTGGACTTTCCGTTCTTGCCAAGATTGCTCCATAAGTCTATCTCTTTCCGCTAACATGGAATTATATACACTTTTGGGAATGCCAGCTTTTCGAGCTGCTGTAAAGACTGATTTTTTGTAACCAACTAATTCACGAGTGAGCTCTTCCCATAAATCGTTATACTCTTGTTCATTCACTTTAGATGCTCCCAAATATATCCGGTGTCATAAATGCGTTGATCGTCTCTTGCACATACGTTGGCATGGCTTGCACTACTGCGCTGCCATCGGTGAATTGTAGCGTGCCGAAATTGGAGCGATTATCATACGCCCACGCCACGAAGCGCGTTAAGGCGTGCTGTACCGCCGGTTGCACCGTGTAACGCTGGATAGTCTTTGCAGCGTGTGCAGCGGCGGTTGTGCCGTTTACACCGCGCTCAACCGTTAACGTTGTCGCATCAGTTAAGGTTGTAATCCAAATAAGTTCATCTTCCAACCGGATATAATCATAGGTGTCATAGACGGTGCTGTCTATTACCGTGATAGTTGTCGCGCTGTCATTGGCCGTCACGGCCTCAACACTAGTATAGGCTTGCGCGTAGTTGCTATGGTATGCCCACCAGCCGGTTATGGTAATCGCGTCATCAAAGTCGCCATTGCCGGATGTGATGCCCCGACTATCAAACTGGATATTTACGTAGGGTGTGCGCTGCGCCCGGTAGCCGTTTAGCAGCCGATAGTAGGTACTGGTTACTTCAGTGTCAACCCAGTCGATTTGGTCAACCTCGACCAGCGGCTCTGGCAATGTCAATAAGTAATTGTGCAGCTTGTTATCCCGACACAGTTCGTTGAAATAGAGTAGCTTCGCTTCATAGTAGGGAACGAATGGCTGGAATACCGTGTGCGTATACCAGTCCGATATTTCGACACAATAACTCTTCACTGTGGTAAAAAACTCAGCATAGGCGCTATCGGCCTCAGTGGGCAAGTCGCCACTGTCGGCCTTCTCAAGCTGCCTGATTATGCGTTCTGGTGTGGTATAGGCGTTAATGTACATTAGCGCTTACGTCGCTCCTGTTTAATCCGCTTCCGATAGACCGTATAGATTTGGTCATTCAATTCAGTAAACCATTTGTTTAACTTCGGTGATGCAAGTTCCCAACCCGTGTTCGCGTGCATTCGTTGTTGTGTCCCTTTTGGATTCCCCGTTAGATTACCGAACACATACCGCGCTGCATTCCAGGTGTTTTTAATGACAATTGTCATTACCCCGCCGAGTTGGTCAACCTCCACTTTCCACCCCGTCGGTTTCTTACCAGTTCGCCTTGACGGTATGCCTTTGCCGAAACCATCCGTAGCGAAATAAGCCCTCATTTGGCGCGGTGTTTCCCATTCTACCTTTTTGCGAGAACGTGGCGGTATATGCCCCAGGTCATCTAAGATGTGGGGTTTATTTACGTTAGTCACGTCTAAGACGACTTGTGCTAATATCTGGGGCGAATTTTCCAGCAAGTCGATATGCCGCTGCATAGCCGCTGTATCTATGGTGGTCTTAGGGACTGGCATTAGACCGGCTCATAATACAGGATGCAACCGCCGGTTTTCGTTGCGCCGCCGCTGGAAACTACCAACCGAGGCACACCGATTACTAGATAGCGTGTACGATCACCACCGGCAGAACCGGTCAAGTCCGCGCCGGTCTCGCCTTGCATCAATGTGCGTGGGTAATACACCGCGTCGGCGTTTGCGTTGGTCAAGGTCATGAGCGTTTGGGCGACTCCGCTAGGTGTCCCCTGTACACTGATAACCGCGTCATTGCCATCGGCCAAATCGCCATCGACCCAGTCTACCCGTTCCAGATAGCCACTAATGCGCAGCGTGGAATTAACGGTTACATCACCGCTACCATCGGTTGTGCCTTCCAACTCAATACTGCGAATACTCATTATTCAGCCTGCTTTCTGGTTGCGCGTGGCCGTCCTGGTGACTTGCGCTTAGGCGGTTCAATGATTGACGCATGACTGTTCTCAATAAGATACTGAGCCAAACTATCCTCAACCTCATGGATACCCGGCGCAAGATATTGTTCTTGGGTTGCTTTACTGCGATAACCATATAAGATACGAATTTTCATTGGTTAGCCCTCAAGGGGCAAGGTCTCCCCTGCCCCTGATATTGATTGATACCTAAGCAAACGTCACGTTGACATTGGCGACTTGCACCCAATAGCCGCCGACTGATGCAAGAATTACGCAATCATCGACTGCCCCGCCAAATGTTCCAACGTCCTCGCCAGCACCCAGACCATGCAGCCCACTTGCGACCGTCACGGTATGCGTTTGGGCGGTCTTGGATGAAATCATCAGAACCAGCCCATTAGCATCGGGAAGCGCCAGCGTAACGGCTGTTGCCCCCGCCTCAGTTAATTCGACAATACCGCTAGGGATAGTGATTGCTCCGGCAGTAGCAATCACCTGATAGGGAACTTGCACCCCGGCAGGATTCGGTAGGTTATTCGGAATTGGTTGTGTTGCGGCTCCGATAGCCATAGAAAGTTACTCCTGTTTTATTTCTTCAGGTTGTGTTTTGTGTTCGCTATCCAGCTGATTCAGCAGATGCTCCAATATTTGAATTGCACCATTGGCCTGTTGAAGCGTCGTAAACGCATCGTCACGTTGTTGGTTCATCGCCTGGAGCATCTGCTCTAGTGTCTCTCGTTCCATTATGATGCAGTTGCCATCAGATAGTAGGGCGTGCCGCCAATGTCGCAACGGATTTTATGCGAGAACTTCGTTTCGTCGGTATCGGCTTCGACCATGTTACCGGAGGCAACAGTGAAACCGTCCAGCGTAAACAGGTTCGCATCATCATCAACATCAGCAATCCCGTTAGCATGGCCGCCATTTACCACACGGATAAACGCCACGTTAGTCGCGCCGTCCGTGTCGCTGGCTGCGCCATCGCTATAGATTTCAGCTTGTAAGGCTGAGATCGTACCAGGAGCCCAACTAGCATCGTCAGGTACATGCAACGTTCCACGCATAGCAACGCCCAGTCCTGTGACTGAACCAGTCGCACCAAAGTTCAAACTGATATGCGCACCGTGTGCAGTACCGGCGGCTACATTCTCAACAGTCGAGAATATACGCGCTGCTTCACCACCACCGCCCGCACCGGTCAAGTATTGCCGTAGGTACATACCGCGATTGTCGCCACTGGTTGCACCGTTATCCACATTGACGTTGATAAAGCGCATGTTGGCAACATCAGATACTACCCGCGCCGATGATGTACCGGCCTTGATAATGCCGCCGTCAGTATCAGCGGCGGCAATAGCAGTATCCGATAAGTCGAGCTGATGCCCACGTTTAAGCGTATATAGGCTATTACTCATACTACACCTCCTATGCGTTGGCTACGTTATAGGACAACACCGAGGCGTTTGTACCGCGTGCGATGATACCCATACGCGCCGACAGAACGTAGACAGTCGATTGATAAATCGGGCTGTACGCCGTTTCAATCTTCATTTGCCGCTTGTAACCGAAGCCCCAATACGGCGCATAAACCAGCATGATTGTACCCTGAACATTGTTGCCAGCGGTAGCGCTGACCTTGCCCGACGTGTTGCTTTCGGGCAGGAAGCCACTACTCAGCACGTCAATTTTGTAAAGTTCCCGCAACGCGCCAGTTTCCAGGCTGTTACGGTCGGCGGCACGCTCAGAAGCCGTCAAAATTTCAGGAATGCCCAGCGCGGCAATTTCGGTATCGTCGTCAATGATATAGGCGCAATTCGCTTTGTTCTGGCGCAGTTCACCGTCCATCAACTTCAATGTCGAGAGGAACTCTGCCAATGACAGCGTGTTGCCAGCATCGCGTGAACCGGCGGTATGTGTTACCAATGGCAGTTTACGGAAGCCATTTGCCATCAGGTAGTACGGGGCATTCAACCCAGTTCCGGGCGTGCCGTCAATGAGATTGATGTTGGTACTGGCGGTAGTTACGGTGTCCCCGTTAATCATCAACTGATCGCGGGTTTCTAGGAACTTCGCTTCCAGCTGCTTGTTAACTTGCTGTGCAGTCCGAATAACCGAGTCCTCTTCCAGTACCATCGTGACACTGGAAGCAATACCAATGGCCTTCGGGGTCAAGGTAACATTACCCGTTCCAAAAGGATTGATATTGACAACCGTTTCCGGCGTACCAGTCGAATCAACGCTATTGCCCTCTGGCATCATATACGCGGTTGGGTCACTGCCTTCAGTGGGGAAATTAGCTGAATCTGTCCCTTGTGGAATATCTTCAACCATCATGCCCTTGCTGGCTATGGTATCGAAGATGGTGGGGAAACGTGCTTTCTCCCAAAGGGTAGTCGACCAGTAATCACCAACCCATTCTGTACCCTGCCCGGCAATATCGGTTGCGTCTTGTTCACCAGCCCGGAATGGCACAATAGACCGCAATGCAACATTCGCACGGGTATTCTTGCCAAACGGTTCGCTTTTAACCTCAGCACCGACTTTAGCTTTCAGGTGGCGTAAGAACGGCTCACTAAACTGCATACCGAGTGGGATGTCTACCCCTTGCTGGCGCAGTCCGGCGGTTTTCATCATGACTGCTGTACACATATCAGCAGCGCTCAGGTGAGCATATTTTAAATCCTCGCCAATACTAATCTGGCGATTAGTGCCGCCACCCTTGATAAAACCGGGTACGGGGGTCGGCTCTACTTGCTGGAACGCACTCTTAGCAGCGGTGCGGAATTGGTTCTCTCGTTCCGCCTTCGCGGTTTCCATCTTTTCGACAACACCAGGGAGCGCTTCAATGAGTTGTGCATCAACCCAACTACGCACCTTGTCCGGTGTCCATTCTTTCATCTGTTCTTTAATTTCGGCCAGCTTTGCGCTCATTTGCGTTTGTAATTCAGCTTGCATCTCTTCCTGGACTTCCGGTGGAATTGGTTCGCCTTCACCTTCACCCGTTCCATCGTTGACGTATTCCATCAACGCGGCCAATGCTTGCTGAATCATCTGCGCAACGTTGGCGAGATTGCGTTTAGTTTCGTCTGCCATCGTTCTCAACTCCTGATTTGATTGTTCATGTTCTTTCGATAAGGAATTACTCGCAGGCTCTTGTTGTGGCTCTATATGGGCAATGCCATCTCTAGCGCTTAACGTGGCCTGATAACTGCTACGGGTATAAATCTGGGTACTAAAGGGCGGGCTAGCCGGTTGGGGTGTCAATGACCCCTCGATAATCGGCCAGCGTCTTACATGCCCATCGTCGTCAACTTCCACCGCTTGGGGCAATGCCCCACTTGACCAGCCCAGCTTGCCGTCTTTAGCTAACTCATAAACGGCTTGTTCCCACTCATCACGCTGAGCTAATTGAGCCTGTACCCATAGCCCAATATCATCAATCTTTGCTCGGACAAACTTACCTATAGTGCGGACGTGTAACGTTTCGTCTAAACCGTGATTGTATAGAATGAATGCCCGACCAACTATCGGATAGTCCTCAAACATGTAATCCGTTTGTCGGTCAAAATAGGTGTTGTGAAAGTCGGGATTTTTCGCCGTGTTGAAGGCCACTAGATACCCCTCGACAATGCCATCCTCAGCAGCCCGGATAGTGCCGCCCATGACATGCCGGGTATCACCCATATTGCTGTCAGCGGGTAACTGGATAGTCATGTTCTCATCGGCATACAACGCCGCTAACTGAGCATCAGCAGCGTCTTCGGTAGCATGACAACCGAGGCTTTCGCCGGTGGGGTTGCCGTCAGCGTCCGACTTGTAAATGCAGATTTGGTCATTCTCTTGAACTTTTCCGTAAGGCATTACCATGCTCCCCTTGCTTTACCAGACATCGGTACTAAAATGTGGTGACATTCCCAACCGCCACAATCGTAATTTTCGCCATGCTGCTGTGGTATCAGCTGCTTGCGTGTCCAGTCTTTCATGCGGTGGCGTTGTCCACTCAGCCGTTGGCAGGTCTTACAGCTATCATCGCCATCGTCACCGGCAAATTCCATCATTTGATTTCGCGCTGCACTTTGGAAACCAGAATAATACGCCGGCTGGATTGAGTTACCCCACCACATTTGAGGCTTTTGTTTTGCCATCTCTGGTGAGACAACTTCGTCTTTGAATAACTTGACCGCTAGATTGTTGATGTACTGGCGCTGGTCGGCGGCAAACTCAGCGATCGAGTCTTGTTCAGCTTCATTCGGTTCGCCATCAACCCCACCCGCTTTTAGTCCATCACGGTAAGCAGCGTTAATGCCGCGTGTGGTAATCCGTCGCATCTCAATGCCCCATTGACGGCGGTTCATATTGCCATCTAGGGCGGCCTGGATAGCCCGTTCAAAAGCGTCCTCAAACTGGGTACGTGTCGCTTGAATATCGCGTTGACTGAAGCGTTCCCGATAATCTCCGAAGATAGCCTTAACCGCGTCATAATCAGCAGCGCCGTCTAGCGCGGTTCGTAGTGCGTCGGCAGTTTCACCGCGCAACCATTCCGGCTCAAAAGCGCGGTGCTTGCCATTGCGTTTAGATTGTGTCCAGTTATGCTTTTGCCATTGTTCCAACTCAGCAAGCTGCTTACTGTGCAGCGTGTCAACGTCGGTCAACTCCCAGGCGCGAAACCCGGTCTCGTGGTCAGTCTGTACAGATCGCTGGTTATCCGTTTCCCACTGACGCTCAAATACCGTCACGCCATTGTAGGACAGTTGCAATGTCTGGGGCTTAATCGACAGCTTGCTATCGAATGTCCAGCGCGGCGGTTTGGTCTCTGCATACCCCATTGTGATATGTGGGATATAGTTGGCAGACTGGCTATAAGGCGATAGGGCTAACTCTTGATCTTCTACCCATTCGCCCATGTTAGTTTGCCACTCAGTTAACGCGGCGTTCTGGCGAATACGGAAATGCAGGGCATAGCTCCCAACCGATTCAAAACGATGAAGCGAGCCGACTTTCAATGACAGATCGGGCAATTCAATACTTTGCATCCAACCCATTATCTGAGCCAATTGCCCGTCACTGACGCTAGGCAGGTGAATAAGCGTCGTGTGGTAACTGTCGGCTGCATTCCACTTCACAGTATGCTCTTTGCAGAATTCTTTCAACTGACGCTGCAATACCAGCAAGTTGGGGTCATTCGCAAAACCCATCATGAGGGTTAGCGATTTGTCGGTGTCTCTATCCGCTGCCAATACCGGTGGTGTTGGGGCGGTGGTCTCCGGCAGGGCAGTCGGTTGTGTCGGGGCAATAGTTTCCGGCAATGTATCCAGTTCATCAACTGTAACCCCGCTGGCAAGCTGGTCTCCATTTTTATACGTTTGTTTGCCGGTATGTTCACGCGCTTCGTTCAGTGTCCAAATTCCACCGCTATAGTTTTGGTTCGCGTTGGTAGACTTTATCGCGTCGGCTTCCGTTTCCGTTGCTATCGCGTCAAAATCAAATTCAAAACGGGTATCGTCACTTTGGTCTAGGAAGGGCAAGCATAAGTCATTGATGTAGGTTTGCAAATCTAACGCCAGTGGCTTGACACGCAACTTGATGAAATTCGCCAGTACATTATCCGCGTCCTTATACGGCGTACTGCTATTGTCACCAACCAATACGCGCGGCACGCCAAACGCCTGGAATATCTGCTGGCTAATCGGCTCTTGAACTTTCGTGTGCTTTTCAATGTCCGGCTCTGGCAGCACGTCAAAATCAAAGTTATCGCGTAACACAAGCGCGTTGCGACGATTAGCCACGCCCTTGTTATAAGTTCGGAGTATCTTCTTTAGCGCGTCCCACTGGGCTTCATTTAGTGTTGTCCCATCCGGCGGCGTGGCAATCATTCCCGGCATAGCATCGTTTTTGAAAAACGCCTGCAAGTATGAATCCAGGTTTCGGTCAATGTTAATCTCTTGGATAATGCTGGCGACGATAGACGCGCCGCGTGTGTCATAGAACGGGTTAAAACCGTGATTGTAGGCGATTTCATCCGGCTTATAGGTTAGGCTCTTACCCTGGCTGTTATACCGATATTGGGTAATCTCGCCGGTATGATCTTCGACTTGCATCCCCTGGCTGTTCAATATCTGCAATCGGGGGCTGCCATTGAATTGCGACCTGATCTTGAGCGCGTAGGTTGTGTCGGTCAACATCGTGTTATAGAGCATTGCCGAAATAAGACCGATGTTTAGATTACGCTGATGCCAACGCTCGGCGGCAAACCAGATATGCCGTACCTTGACATCTTCGGAGTTGGCTAAGTCTTTGTCATTCGCTCGGTTATAAGTGCTATTGAAAATAACCCGGCGCGGTATTTGCCCGATAGCCCATGCGTAGGTATCCACGCAAGCACGCACCGCCGACACCGCGATATAAGCCCGTGCGTAGCTATCTTCACTATCCGTAAACGTCACGGCAGATGAGCCGTAATCCCCATTCAGGTAAGCGCCACTGGTTGGATAGGTGGGATAAGATAACCAACTGCGCTGTGAGGATGTTGCATCAGTCCCTCGCAATATACGAATCGCAGATTGTACCCGTGTTCTAATCGGTAAGTTAGCCAATATAATAGTCCATTGTGTAGGTAAACTGGTTGTTTACGCCGTGCCACGCTTGAATTACTGGGTCTGCATAATCAGTGGAGCGCCCAGTACGTTTTCTGATGCCTTCCTTGCTTTCGACAATGATCTTTCCACCCTGCCGTCGGTAAGTAGGGGCACGCAAATCTTGACGTAATTTCCGGTTCGGTGGCAACGTGATGTCATAGCCGCTGTTAGGGTCAAGCGCCTCTCGGAATGCCCACCACCATAAAGATCGTTGGTTGGCAAAATAATACTTGCCGGATTTGTCTGTTTTCTTTCCAGCGCTTTCCCCCGCATTCATTGGCACAACCGTATGGGTCTTTTTGAGGGTATCATAGACGCTTGCCCCAATACCAATTGTGTCCAGGTAAATAACGGCTTCACTACCTTGCAAAGCATCAATGATAAGCTCTGCCCCGCTATCGCCATCATAGTTGCCCGAATAGCCTGCTACCTCAAAATGATCTCCATAGAGGCGAGCAATACCAAACTCATCACTACCCCCGCGCTTGGGGTCTGCCCCTAATGCGCGAAGCTCTAAATCGGGTCTTTCCTGTTCGGTATAGCGCTTCTCAGCAGCGAGTATCCATTCCGTCGGGATAACCTGCCAATCATCGTCTTTGCGTCCAACTGTCATGTCACCCGTTAGTAGTTGCGTGCGTAATGGTTCGGGTAACGTATTTAATTGGTCTCTGTAGTTGGTTCGCATCAATACCGGGTTGTCTTCTACCCGCGCATGATAAAATGTACGCGATTGCGGCCTATATTCAATCCCATCAATTAGGACAAGTTCATCATTATTAACTTCAACATCCTTATCATTTTGGCGTATAAAATAACGAACCTCGCCGTCCTTTGCCGGGTTAGAATGGTCTGGGTTAATCCAGGCTCCAAAGTATTCAATAAGCCATTCCCCCCGTTCATCCGGTGGGTTGAATGTTAGCACTGCTTGCGTATGCTGGTTTGTGTCTTCAGTACGTAGCCAACCCATTAGCATCCGAACTACGTTTTCATCAAATTCACTAGCTTCGTCAATGCCAATAAAATCACGCGCCCGCCCGCGATACTTGCGCACGTCCTTAATCCGCTCGGCAGATGTCGCCATACAAAAGCGACCATCGGGCAACTCCCACCGCCGCTTTTCACCGCGCACAAACGACACCATCCCATCTAGGACAACGTCGCCGCGTTCAATTAAGTCCTGTAAGTCAGGATTATTGAGACGGTAAATCACAGACCGCTTGAATTGAGTGAATGCCTTACCTAACAGGAGGTCAGTTTTCCCGCCGCCAGCCGCACCACCATAGCCAATAACATCAGCGGTGCAATCATAGGCCAGTTCTTGTGGACTATCCGGGAACGGTTGCCAGTCAATACCTGTGTCATCACTTAGTACCGTTTGGCGCTGGCGTGCTTGCGCCCACGCTTTCTGCAATGCGGTCTGGTTGGTTGAGGATGGTATCAACACCATTGAGTACCTTGTTTAACTCTGTCTTATCCGTAATCGTCGCTATCAGCAACGATGCCAATTGCCCCATAAAAACCATCAGTCTATCCAGCGCAACGGCGTTATCGCCTTTATGCAGGATGTTCTCATGGTCTACGATGTCCTTGCGCTGGTCATTCAATGCGTCTTCAATCTCATTGCGCGTCTGGTGGTAACGTGACCGCTCTGAGATTAACCCTCGCATCGCCCGTAGGGCTTGCGCCATACCTGCCGGGTCTGGCTTGCTATATGCCACCTCTAGCGCGTTTAACTGGCGCGTCATATCTTGCCACACCTTTGCCGGATCAGGTGCGTTATCCAATGCTTCCAGGCGCTCCCGGATGAATGCTTCGCGCAGGGCGATGTTAGACATCAAGCTGCCCAACTCAGGGTCATTCCGGGCTTGTTCGTGTCGTGCTGCCAACTGAGTCGGCATGTGCTTAGAACGTGAGCCGTCTTTGAAGTGTGGAGAGGCCGCGCCCTTTGGTGTCTTGCCACCGTGATAGTGACACTTGCCTGTACCGTTCACCGCCGCTTGTCTGCAACGCTCCCCGGTATGCTTGGCTATCGCTGTGCATTGGCTCATGGGGTTACGTTTTCCTTATAAGGTTGCGCGTACCGCTATCCAGCCAGCAAAGTTCATCCAACGCCAGAAGCAATCCACTTGACTAAAACCCGCGCTTCTTAGCATGTCCTCATTCCAGGGCAGCACCTCTATCTCTGGCATAGCTGGCACGCGAAACATTGGCTTGTCTATTTGGGTTGACCTGACCATTGATACCCACACTTCGGGCAGCAATATTCGGTTTCAATACTGTCGTCATATTCTGCAAAATCTTCAGGCGCGTCAACATGATTAAGAACTATATCCAACTCAACCGGAGTCCACGCCTTGTCCAGCGGCACGCCCTGTAACCGGTAGCTTTCGAGTACCTCCGGCTCCCAAGCAAGCGATACCTCACTTACGCGATTGTCGAGGACACTAAGTAGTCTTGCGCGATGTTCCGGGTCGTCTAGCAAGTCCAAATCCTTACGGCGTACTACCACCAACTGTTCGCCAGTGGTTTCAACCTCTATCGCATCCTCAAAACCCTGGTCAACGGCGCGCTCCTGAGTAGCATTGCCAGCCAAGATAATGCCGTTCTTGTCGGTGACGATAGAGCGACCTAGCCCGACTTGCGCAAGGCTGTTCTCTAACATCTGCAATCCGCGCTCCGAATGTGCGTTGGCGTTTTGCGGGTCGGGTTGATAGTCCGTGACTTTAGTCTGCTTTGCCATTAAGATAGCCGCCCATTCATATACATCCGCTGCGCCCATTGCTTATCTTGATAATCTCGATCATGTTTCGCATACTGCAAAGACTCTTGTTTGCGAACTACACCGAACATTATATAATCTGCCCACGTTTGCGCCACCTGCTCAGGATGGCGTTTATTAAAGGCTCGGCGATTGGCACGAATCTTATCAGGATTCTCCACCGCATATTGACGATTATTCACTCTATTGCATTCGTGGCACGTATACGAATAACCATAAGACGATGCACGATTGCGGGGAAAGAACCGCCCCTCAATTGGGTATAGACGTTGGCAACTACAACAGCGCCGAAATTCCTTATACCCGTCCTTGCCCTTTTGCTTTGCCATCAATCCACCTATACGTTGACTGCCGTAAACATAAGACCTCTGGTAAACTTCCCTGTCCACCAGAGGTCTAATCAAAAACGCCGAGAGAATAGCGGCGTGTGCCTAAGCTCGGACTCGCACCGAGGCCACATAGCGACATGCTACGCGGTGACAACCTGTGTCAACAAAGGCGTATAGCGCGGGTAAATTTTGGGATAAACCCCTCGAATTCGAGGGGTTTATGTGTGAGGGCAGAATACGCCCCCGGATGTATCCTACCCCACCAACGTTGGCGGCTCAGATACGTATAGCGCCCCTAGTGGACTTGAACCACCCTCCGCGTCCATCAATCTAGAATCCGGTTATGCGGATGCACCTGCAAGGCTATGTATAGCGCGGGCTAAAAATTTTGGATGGTCTAACACAGGAGTTACTTTCTCTCCTGATTGCGATGACCATGCGAACAAAAGTGCATCCCAACCCGCGCCAGGAATGCCAATTAGGTAGGGGTGGGAGTACACCCCTTAGCTATACCCTCATGGAAGCCTCCGCGAGATACCCCTGGCTTTAGACATGGGGAGGTAAGCGGCGACAGTTGGCGAACTTTGGACTTCAGTCCATTGGTGAGCCGAATGAATAGGCATACCCAGTTCCTGTCTTAATTGGATTGCTATGTTGAAACGGGATTCCACCCGTACGTTCCCCAGGCCGAATAGAGAATATAGGAATAACCAAAAACCGCCTTCAGTAGCGAGGCGGCCTTTGCTGTGCGA